ACCAAACCGTACAGACGAACTGGCCGCATCAAAGCCTACTGAAATATTTCCACTCACCCCCATCCCGCCCGCGACCGTCAGCGCGCCCGTGGTAGGCGAGGAGGAGGCGGTGGTCATTGGGATCGCAATACGGTCCGTCCTTAACCGCATCACCATGCTGGCTGGGGCAAAAGGATCGGCGTTTGATGCCACACCAAAGGTAAGCGCATCCTCGCCGCTGCCACCGACGCCGTGGTAGATCGACGCGCCGTAAAGCGGGTTGCTGGATCGCGTAAATCCGATGGATGCGCCGTTGATGTTAGCGGCGAGCGTATTGCTGTCCAACTGTAGACGCGCAGTATTGCCGGTGGTGGTGAAGTTGCCAATGCCGAGTATCCCCGTCATTGACAGACCGGTCATCGCAGTAGGGCCGTTAACATTCAATGCCCCGCCCACCCCAACCCCGCCCGCCACCGTCAGCGCGCCCGTGGTGGGCGAGGTGGAGGCGGTGGTAGGCGAGATGTTGACGTAGGTATCGGAAATCGACACGCGGATTGTCGGACCTGTGCCTGTACGCAGCAACAGCATCCCGTATCGGTTACTCATGTAGAAATTGTTTTCGGTGTAGAGTGTCAGGCCGGTTTCGGTTGGCCCGCCGTCAACGCCGCTGGCATTTTTCCAGCCTAGTCCCAACCCATTCGGCATACAGGCATTGTTACCGAAGTAAGTTGCACCACCGATCCCAACCCCGCCCGCCACCGTCAGCGCGCCCGTGGTGGGCGAGGTGGAGGCGGTGGTCACCGGCACCGATACATTGCCGGTCTTTCGTTGAATATGCAGCGCTTGGATGGCGGCGGAAGCAGCATCATTGAAAGCATAAATATCGAAATCGGAACCGGCGTCGGCTCCGCCCTCCGCCGTTGAGTTGGCCAACCGGACGATCCAACGGGCCGTCCCGCCTTTATTCCCGATCAAATCAACATTGGAGCCAGCCGCACCATAAAATCCCGTAGCGCAGATACCGCTCGACGGATTGATTTGCAAATTGCCCGTCATGGTGTCGCCCGCCACGTTGACGTAGGCGGCGTCGAGGTCGGCTTTTGACCCCGGCCCCTGCGACCACGCACTCCAGACACCGCTGACCTTGCTCCGGTACCAGACGACGTTGGGCGCGCTGCTCAGGTCGCGGGCCTCAAGCATCATGGCGCTGAGGCCCGAGCCGTAGCAGATGCCCGCGATGTAGCCCGCCGTCGGCGGATTGACGGCTCCCGGCTGCGAGTAGAAATTGCCGTCGGCGAACGGGAAGGTGTCGTAATTATCGACAAACTGCCCGGCGGTTTCCAGACTGGAGAGCAGCCTGCCGCTGTCCTTGAGGACCTTCCCGGTCGGGCCGTTGAACAGCGTGATGTGGTCGTTGACCGCGCCCGCAGGCCCGATAACGTCACCCGCGCCGCTGCCGGGTGCACCCGGGGCCCCCGGGTCGCCTTGGTCGCCCTTGTCGCCCTTCGGGCCCTGCACGCCGCTGGGGATGCCGAGATTGAGCGTCTGGCTAGGGGAAGTCCCGGTGATGGTCGAAGTCGCGGCCCCGCCCGGCGCAACCGTCGTGACCGTGCCGATTGCGAGCGTGTTCGGCGGGCCCGGTACCGTGCTGACGGGGCCTGTGGGGCCCTGCGGTCCTACCGGCCCCGGTACGGTGCTGTTGGCCCCCGTATCGCCTTTAGGTCCCGGCGGGCCCTTGATGTTGGTCTCGACACCCCACATCGGTCATGCTCCCTTGAACGGGGCCCAGCGCGCCAGCGCCGCGCTCCAGCGCCAGACGTCGCCGTTGGTCTCGTCGAGCCACATGTCGCCATCCACCCGGTTGTCCGGCACGCCTATCCCCGGAGCCCCTGCGCCCGTGTACCAGCGCGATCCGCGCTCGCCGGGCACTCCCATGCCCCCCTGCGCTCCCGTCGCACCCTGAGGCCCCGCAGGGCCCACAGGGCCCGTTTCGTAGGTGGCCGGGCTAAGGGGGCTGGAAGTCATGTAGGAATACCCGGTCAGGTCGGCCCGCCCGCAGGCCAGCAGCCGTTGCGGCTGGCCTATCGAGTTCCGCTCGTAGACCTCGACGGTATAGCGGTCGTTCATGACGGAACCGGGAACCGTGGCGATGCCCGAGGCCCCGGTGGGGTCGTTGATGACGATGTCGTAGCCGAAGATGCTGTTCTTGGTGAACGGCCGCAGCACGAGCTGCGGATACATGTTGGCGATGCCGGGGTAGGCGAGGTTGCCCTGCGTCTTGAAGTCGAACCTGATGTCCCCGGGCATGCCCGCCGCCTGCGCGAAGCCCACCGGGGCCGCGCCGACCGGGTCGATGTGGATGATCGCATGGTGCATGGGCGTTTACTTCCCCTTGCCTTCGAGGGCTTCGAGCCGCTTCAGGATCTCGGCCAGCGGGTCCGGACGCACGGGCGGCGGCGGCGGGTCGCCGAAGGTCTTGCTGGCCGCGTCGTAGGCCTTGCCGCCAGCGGCTTTCTGCGGGTCGTCCACCGCAACGCCGAAAACCTCGATGACGTTGCCGTCGCCGGGAAACAGCGTCGTCGGGTCGCGGTTGGCCGCCCCGACGATGCCGCCGACGACGGTCATCTTGATGCTGTCGGCGGCGAAGTTGGTCCCGGCGTTGACGTAGTCGTACCAGTCTATGCCGTCGCCTTCGCGGCGCGAGAACATCACGCTCGCGGGCACGCCCGGCGGCAGCTTCTCGGGCTTGTAGCGGTGCCAGAGGCCATGATCCTTGGTGTCCATCAGGCATACCCCACTGTGTACCAGCCACCGCCGATGTTGATCTGCACATAGCGTAGCCTGAACAGCGTGGCTTCCGCGATGCCGCCGATGATCGCCCACATCCAGCCGGTAACCACCGCGCCGCCATAGGGCTCGTAGATCGAACTCTGGGGGCCCGTCGCGATGGCGACGTCTCCGGCATAAGCCAGCCGCGTGTCGGTGACCGCGTTCGGCAACGTGCTGGTGAACACGAAAGCCCCCAGCGGCGAGGCGTTGACCTGCGCGGAAAGACCGGAAGCCGTCCAGCCGATATAGATCTTGTCGGCGGTCATCGCGCTGCCGCCGCCCTGCTGGACTGGCGTGAAACCGAGGTTGGCCTGCTTGGTATTGATGCTGGCTTGCAGCACCGCGTCAGCCGCATCGGTGTACTGCTTGGTGGCGATGCCAAGCCCCGCTGTCGGATCGCCCTTGACGGTGCCGAGGCCCGTCGCGCGGCTGAACAGCAGCGCGGTCCCGAGCCCCGTGACGCCGTCGTCGGCATAAGGCAGCAGGTCGAAGTCCGAGCCGGTGTTGCCGGTGCCGGTTTCCACCGTGGCGTTGCCGAGGTGCATGATCCAGCGCGTCTTGTCGATGTGCTGGCCGACGATGCTGTTGCCGTGCGCGTCGGTGTCGTCGAGGATGAGCTGGGGCCCGTCTTTCTTGATCGTGAGATCGCCGGTCAATACATCCCCGGTCTTGGCGAGTTTGGTGTCGGCATAGGCCTTGGTCGAAGCATCCTGCGGGTTGACGGGATCGGCGAGGCCCGTAATGCGTTTGCTGTTGAACGGGATATTTTGCGTGATGGTGCTCTGGCCGTCTTTGGCGATGCAGTTGGAAAGGCCCGCGGCGAAACCATCGTCCTCGGCGTCGTGGTAGTCGGCGCGGATCTTGACGCCAGCGGTGGCATCCGCGACCCAATTCCGCACGCGCTGGAAAACGCCTGAACCGTTGAACGGCATGACTACCTCTTTTTCTTCACCGTCTTGGGCAGGTTGAACTGCCCGGCTTTACGCTTGGCCTCGTCGGCCTTATTGAAATCCTCGCCGACCGACTGCGGGATCTTCACTTTTGCCGCGAACTTCGGCGAGTGCGCGACCGCTTGCATCAGCCGGGCTTGGGCTTGCGATTTCGAGGGCATTATTTCTTGTCCTTGTCCTTGTCCATGTAACTGCCGCCCTTCAGTTTGGGCTCGTCCATGTCCGTATCCGGATGGATCGAGATCTTCAGCCGCAGGCCCGGGCCCTTTCCCGGTGACGGCGGCAGGCCGAACTGGCTTGGACGCTGCATGCCTTTTTGCATCGCCTTGGTCGTGGTGTAGCCGGGCGATCCCGTCGCGTCGGCAATCGCGCTGGGCCTTGAAGCCCTCGAAAATTCACTGGCGACCTGCGGGGGAACGTCTGCGGTGGTTCTTGCCATTGATCTATTCCTTGTTGAAGAAGCTGCTGCTGTACCGGCTTGCGCCGCGTTTCAGTTGTTCGGCCGCCAGAACTTTCGCCAAAGCATCGCGCGGCGTATTGATGACGGACCTGTCGGTGGAGCCGGTCACGATGTTACGAACGAGGTCGTTGACGCGCTCCGCGCCTCGGTTGGCAATTGACCTATTCAGCATGTGCGTGCCGCCCTTGCCGAGCAGACCGAGCCCAAGCGAAGTCGCGCCGCCAATACCAATTGGGCCACCATAGTCGCTACCGAAGTAGTGAGCGCCCCCGCCACCCGCTAACCCGAGGGTGCCGAAGCTGAGAAGATTGCCGCTTTGCTTGCTGAGGTAGTCCGCGAGTGCCGTCCGCTTGGGGTCACCCGTAGCAATGTCCTTGATTATTTCCTTCTGCCCGGGGTCGTTCTGGAACGAGCTAAATTTTTTCGGATTGTTAATCCGGTCCAGTTCCGTTTGAAAATTCGTTTGCAGCTTGCGGGCTTCGTCCTTGGCGGCAGCCATGCCTTTTCCGGAAAGAAACTCGGCGGTCTCGGCCTGCGAGCCTCGACGCCACAAATCCTTGGCGGCCTTGCTGTCCGCGCCGACGTTGATGCCGACGCTGCGGGCAGGGAGTGTCGGGCGTGCGGTCTCCACGAAATTGTCCAGCACGTTGCCGAGATACCCGGCCATCTTCCGCACCCGCTTGTCGTCGCTGGCCTTGGCATCGCTGATCTGCGTGCGGATGTTCTGAAGTTCGGTCCACGTCGCGGGCTTGCCTTTCAGGTTGCCGATCTGTTCGAGCGCCGGAACCAGCTCCTTGTGGACCTCCTTGTTGAAACCCTTGTCAGCCATCGTCTGCACGGTGCCCTGCAACAGCTTCGGGGTCTCGGTGTCGGCGAACTTGATGCCCGCCTGATCGAGCTTCGTGTAAAGCGCGCTACCTTCTTTCTTGAGGGCTTCGGAGCCGCCTTCGCGAACGGCTCCGGCGACTTCCTTCTCGGCCGCCCGCACGCCGGGCAGGCGGCTGGTCACGGCTCCCGCAACCTTGCCAACCGTGCCGCCAACAGCGCCGCCGACGCCCGCGCCGACGGCGGCATTCGGCAGGCTCTCGGCGTTCCGCGCCGCGCCTTCGATGGCTCCGGTGCCTGTCGCGCCCATCATCCACCGGCCGATTTTCGAGAGCGTGCTCGGGGCCTCGACGGCGACCTTGCCCGCACCCTTGACGAGCGAACTGGCAGGGCCTCCGGCGGCGAGGCCCCCGACAACGTCCGTAGCTGCGCCGAGATAAGGATTAGTGTTTCTCTCGGCACGTTTGACGTAGTCTTCTTCGGCACCGACGCCTGCGCGATAGCGTTCGCCTGCGGTGCCTTCACCGCTAATGGCCGCCGTCGCGCCGCTGATCGGACGTCCGAGCCCGAACGTGAAATTATCCGCCAGCCGGGTGCCGTAGCCGGGCTCGCCTTTGGTCTCGATCAGCTTCTTCAGGTAATCGGCACGCATCTGCATGTCGGAGGGCAAGTCCTGCGCGGCGCGACCGATGGATTTGGGCTCGTCGGGAATGTGGTCGAACGAGCCTCCGGCGGAAGCAGCCGGTGCAGCGTCAGGAATATGGTCGAACGCGCCCATCTATTTCCCCATCAGCCACTTTTGCAGTTGCGCATCGACGGCAGCGGCAGGCTTACCCGCTTTCTTGGCAGCTTCAGCCTCCGCGATCAGTTCGCTGTCGGTCTTGCCTGCGGGCCTCGGTACGTCTGCCGTTGCCGTCGCCTGCGGCGTTGCCGCGGTGCTTGACTGCGGCGTTGCGGTACCGCCGACGTTCGGCTTCGGCATTGTCGGCACGGTGCCGCCCGCTTCTATGATGCTGTTATTGTGGACCTGCAACAAGCTACCGACCTTGGCTTGCAGCCACATGATGGCCTTGCGCTTGTTCTCGACCGTGGCGTTCGCATCGTTGGCGATCTTGAAGTTGACCTGAACGTCCCTGTCCGACGACGCGCCTTTCATCTGGTTCAGCAAATTCAACGCCTGCTCGCCCATGATCTGGTTGAAGCGTTGCGTGTTCGCCGTGGTCTCCGGGTCCGGCAACATGCTGGAGCCCTGCAAGATTTTCGGGGTGTTTTCTCCGATGGATTGTGTCATGCCGCCTTGGGCCCCGGCGTGAATGCCCTTGGGGTGATTGGTCAGCGCGAGAGCTTCGTCCAGCGTACCCAGCAGCGACTGTCCGGCGACGCTCTTTTCCTGCTGGTCGGTGATGAACTTCTTTTCGCTGACTGAGCCCTCGGTGATCTTCTTGATGTTGGCTTGAACTTCTGCCTCCGTCGGCTTGCGCCCGAGGGAGTGCGTGAGTTTTTCAAGCTCGGTTTGCGGTCGCGCCTGAGCGCGGGTTTCCGCGGCAACAGCGGCTGCCTCGTCCAGTCTGGCTTTTTCAGCCTGCGTCTTGTCCTGCTGGCCGAACAACGCTTGCTGCCGCTTGGCTTCCTCGCGCTGCGTCAGCATGGTCTTGAAGCCCTCGGGATCGAGGACGGCGATCTTCGCCATCTGCTGCTGGTTCGCGCCCGCCACCGGGTCGATGCCCGCAATCGTTTTCGCCAGTTCGTCGCGTTGTGCGGCAAGCGCGCTGTCGGCACGGCTCTGCCGAAACTGGTCGCCGAGCTGGTTGGCGAGTTGGCCGAAGCCCTGAATTGGAGTTTGCGTGTTCTCGGGCGTGAAGGCTTTCGCCTCCGCCGCCGATTGCTGGGCGAGCAGATCCCGCTGGCGCTGTTCGAGGGCCTTGATGCTCAGGGCCTTCAGCGGGTCGCCGTAGCCCGACGTCGTTGTGGAGGCAAAAATCGCCATCAGACCAGCCTTCCGCTATTGAGACGTTGCATGGCGTAAGCGAGCTGTTGCCGCTGCATTTCGGCACGCTTGGCGTCCATCATCGGGATCGGGCCCTGAGCTGCCGATGTCATCACTGTCGGGATATTCACAGGGCCCGAGGCCTTGGCCGCGTTCTTGGCGACCGGGCCCTCGGCATAGAGCTTGCCGATGTCGCCAAGCGTATCCCCGGCAATTTCTTGGTTATCTTTTTTCTTGTCTTTTTTCTTTTCGTCTTTGGGCGCGGCGTCTTCGCTGGGCGTGGTAGTGCGGGCGGTATCGGTCTCGGGTATCGGGTCGCCGGAATAGAAATCGGCGGTCTTCCCCGCACCCCCGGGCCCCGTGCCGATCCCTTCAAACTGCCCGATGCCGGTGTTCTTCGCACCGTACCACGGGCCCCAGCCGCCCTGAGACGCCTGTTTCAGTGCGTACTCGATAGTCGCCTTTTCGTTCTTGGGATCGGACGGATCGAGCCCGGTCTCTTTCTGGAACAGGTTGCCGAGGCCCCCGCCCGTGTAGAGCTGGAATGCGCCATAGCTGGGCTCCTGCACGCCGTTCTTGAACACGCCCGACTGAAAACTGGACAAGCCCTCGGACTTCGCCACCCGCAGCGCGACGTTCGGGTCGATCCCGTATTTGGCCGCCGTCGCTTGGATGAACGCCGTCAAGCCGCGCGGATCGCTCGGATCTGTTGGCGTGGGCACCGAGGCCTGCACCATCGGAGGCCTGACCGGGGCCTCCAGATTTGTCCTGCGCGGCAGGTTGTACTGGGCCATTTGTCAGCCTCGGCTTCGCCAGTCGGTCGGGAAACCGCTGTTGGTGTTGGTTTGCACCGGATACGGCGTCACCCAGCCCCCCGGAGGCGTCGATAGTTGTTGCGCGCCCGGCGGCGGGGCAAGCCCGTTCGCGAAAGGCCCGCCGCCCCCGCCCAAGCCCATCGTCCCCGCAGGCGCAGCTCCGCCGCCGCCCATCATCGCCGCCGCCAACTGGCTGCGCGGATCGGCTCCGCCGCCAGCAGCGGCGGCGGGAGCGGCAGCAGCGTCGCCGCCTCCGAGCGTGTTCCCGACGGTGCCGCCGCCGGGATTGGGCTTGGTGTACTTGAACATCTCGGGCCTCAGGCCCGTCGCGACGTCGTTCGGGCCCTCGGCCTTGGCGTCGGGGAGGAAATTCTGGAACTGGCCGTAGGAATAGGGATCTATGTTGGCTCCGCTCGAACCCGCGACGGGAAGCCCCGAGATCGGTTGGGCCGCCTGCATCGCCAGCAACGAACTCAGACCGCCATCGCCGCCATCGCTTGAACTCATGATCCATCTCCTAGAAAGGTAGCGCCTTCAGCGCGCCGCCCGCGAGACCGAACAGACCCGCATTGGTCTGCGACGCCGCCGCGCTCTGGGCCTTGTACTGGTCGTTGATGTATTGCGCGATGTTCGGGGCCGCGACCTGCGAGCCTTGGAACGCCTGAAACTGCGGAATGGTCGCCTGCGCGCCGCTCATCAGCGCGCTGATCTCGTTGATCGGCTGGTTGCGTTGCGCGTAGGCCTCGGTCGCCTGCCCGCCGCGCAGCGTGTTGTAGTAGTTCGCCAACGACTGGTCGATGTTGAACTGCCCGGTCTGGGCGGCGTTGTACGCCCCTTGCGCGGCCCGGGCCTCGTTGCCCGAACCGAGATAGGCTTGGCGCGCGGCTTCGGCACGGCTGTCGTCACGCTGCATCATGACGTTGCCGTAGCCCTTGCCGCCCGGTGAAAGGCCCCGGGCGGCAAGCTGCGCGTCCTGCGCCTTTTCGGTAGGCGCGACCGAGCGGTTGTAGCTGTCCATCATCGCTTTTTCGATGCCGGGACGATCCGTCGGCGTGGCATCGTTGCGCAGGGTCTGGCCCTGAAGGTCGGTCTGCCACGGCGTCCATGAACTGGTGTCCATCGGCTTGTTGAGCGTGTCACGTATCCGCGCCGACTGTTCGACCGCCGTGGTGCCGAGGTTGTACTTGCCTTGGGTTTCCAGCCCCATGAGCTTCTGCTGGTCAGGCGAAAGCGTCGTGGTGCGCTGATAGCGCGGCGCGTAGCCGCTGATCTGCCCGTTGGTGTAGACCGGCACCTGTTCGACGGCGTTGTAGCTCACCGTGCCGTAGGGATTGACCTCGTTGGCGTTGCTGCCGACGGTCGAATACTGCGCGGCGGCTTGGTTCTGCGCGCCTTGCGCCGCAGCCGTTGCGTAGGGATTTGGAGCAGAGGGCTGAGAGACCATCAATGCACCCTTTCATAGACGGTGTCAGGCAACGTCGGCGTCGCCATCACGGTAGGGCCCGTGTAGCCCGGCAGGTATTTGCAGTCGGCTTTCAGCATGCCGTAAACCAGCGTGTCGCGGGTGCCTTCGAGCCCCAGACGACGGTAGCCTTCGTAGACAAATCCCAGCCGCTGCACTTGCCGCAGGGCCCGGCGGTTGTCGGGTTCGACTTCAGCGGTGAGACGTCGGGCTTGGGAAAAAGCCGCCGTGAAAATGGCGCGCAATACCCTTCGCGACATGCAGCGGGGATCGAGCACCATAATGGTCACGCGGCCCTCGAACCAGAACGGAAACTCGATGGCGAAGATCCCGGTGATATTTCCGAGGTCGTTGCGCGCCCACGCCGAGAACCAGCGCGGGGCCCGGAAGTCGCAATGCGTGAAGTCCACGCGAAGATGCCGGGTCAGCATGTCCTGCGCGTCTTTCGGGAGATCGCCGAAACCAATCTTCACATCAGCCCTCCCATTTCGTAGAGGACGTCGAGGCCGGTGATCGAGAACGTCGCGCCGGAAATACTGACGCGAATACGCGCGGCCCCGACCCGCCCGAGGCCCGTGATACCCTGCCAGTTCTGTCTCGGCTGCGAGTTCAGCGCCCAGTTCGACGTATCCCACGCCGACGTATCCCACGTCGCGCCGCCCGAGGGCCCGGACGTGATCTCCGGCTGGTTGGTCGGCGGCAGATTGCTGTAGTCCACTTCCATGTCCATGAACGGCCGGGGCAACCCGTCGGTGATGGTGTAGAGCTGGATCATCTTGAAGTCTTTCGTGGCGACGGTCTTGTAGTTCGACCACGCGAAACGCACGTCGGCGGTGATCGGCGCACCGGCATCGTTGAGATATTGCGGGCCCCCGACGCAGATCCGGCCGTCGTCGGTGCCGAAATAGGCGGTGTCGTTGAGCCAGCCCCAGCAGCGCGACGGCACGTCCAGCCATTTCGTCCAGATCGGCCCGCGCATCGACCGGATCATCTGCTGATACTTGCCGCCGCCGGTCGGCATGTTGCAGATCATGTGGCCGCTTTGATGGTTCAGCATCACGCCCCAGCCGAAATCGGCGCGGTGGCTGCGGGAGACCGTCTCGAACTCGCTGGAGACGCCGTGATCGGTGCGGATGCCGAGGTTCTCGGCCTCGGCCTTCAGCAGCGTCGTCATCGGCACGAGGCCCGTCGAAACCATGACGTAGAGATCGCCGCCGAACGTCATGATGCTGTTCTTCGACATCGGACTGTCGAAATGGAAGATGCCGACCAGCTTGAAATCGCTCTCGGGATCTATCCCCGAATAGATTACTACTTCGCCGTTGCTGGAGAAGATCGCCAGTGCATCGTCGAGGCCCAGACCGCCGTCGAGCGTCCACGCAGCTATGGCTTCGATATTCCCGCCGTGCTTGAACAGCACGTCCAGCGGAAACAGTTCGACCTGCCCGGTCTTCTGCCCGATGGGGAGGTAGTACACCGCGAGGTTATCGCTGTCGGCGAACCACAGCCGGTTCATGTGCGCGAGCACCTTGTCGAACTTGGCGGGCAAGATCCACGTCTCGCCTGCGGGTACCGTGATGGTTTCCCTGACGAAGGTGGTGCCGTCCCACGACACCACGCCGTCATGGCCGTTGACCATGACGGTGTAGTCGGCGACGGAGAGATCGCTGTAGGCGGCCCAGCTCCAGTCGTCGCCGCCCCAGCCGCCTTGCAGCAGGGTTCCGGAGGTATTGTAGATGCCGGTGCCGGAGGCGGCGGCCATCCGCGAGACGCTGCCGTAGTACGGGATCAGCGTCGAGATCGGCGCGGCGGGCGTGATCTGGCCCATCACGATGTAGCCGGGCCGCACGGTGATGCGGTCTTCTTCGGTGAGCCAGTTGGTCAGGATGCTGGCGAATTGCGGATCGGCCTGCGCGATTTCGGCGAAGCGGGAAAGCCCCTTCAGCGGCGCACTGATATGCGCGACCTTGGCCGCAGGGCGGCCCTTGTTCAGAAAGCGGGACTGCGGGCCCCGGGGCTTCTTCAGCAGCAGGAGGTTTCCGGGGCTCATTCTCATTGCACGCGCCCCGGGTCTTCGTTGAGGTCGATCACGGGGGCATTACGTCCTGCGAGCTTGTTGAGCCGCGAAATGAAGTCGCGCTGTTCCTCGCCGTATTCGAGGCCCTTGGCTTTCAGGAAGCGGTACTTGAGCCCGTTCACGGTGAGCCGGGGATCGAACAGGATGATGTCGGTGTCGGCGGTGGGCCGGGACTTCCGGACCTGAAGGCCCGCGTCGATGATCCAGTTGCCGTCGCCAAGCTGGTCCCGGTACGGCGGGTCGAGCAGTAACTCGTCCGCAACATTCTGTAACAATGCCGCCATCTGCGCGATGTCCTGATCCGCCGTGCCGACGACGTTGGTCACGGGCAACTGCACGATGCCGATTTCGAGCGAAGCATCGGACACGGCATCGACGATGGTGGACAGTCTCGGCATTTATGCAGCTGCCTTCAGCCGGAGGGTTTCGATCAGGGTCTTCTGCGCGGAAATGGTTGCGATGGCTTCGGTGAACTGCTCTTTCATCGCGTCGAGCTGGCCTTGCAGATCGGTAACGATGGCTTCGTACTGCCCCGCCTTGCTGTGCAGCTCCATCATCTTGACGGCACGGTCGGCGATCTCGATGACGTCGGGCGGCATGGTCTTGACGGCTTCGGCACGCCGCTTCTTGCCAACCAGTTGCGCCAGTTGCTCGACGGTGTGGATGTCGCGCACGGCGCACATCTGGAAAATGTGCGGAGGACAGGCGGGCCAGAGAGCGAGGGGATAGCCGACGATGGCTTTGCGGGCCTCGCAGGTCTTCCGGTACATTTCGTAGGGCCCGGGATGATCGGCGATGTCGGCTTCCTCGGCCTCGCGTTCGATGGAGAGATAAGGCGGCCGGTCCATCCGCACACGGGTCGTCTCGCGATACAGCGGCAACCCGTCGGGGCCGTTGCCGTCGCGCTCCCAGCCGGTCGAAAAGCGGACGAGGGTCGGGGTATCGGACATGGATGCTCCTTCGGGGAGCAGCGGGGAAAACGGCGACCGTGCTCCCCGCAGACGGTCGCCGTTTACAGCTCAGGTGCCCGTAGCGGTCAGCCTGCCCTGCATGGATCGGTTGGAGAGCGTTAGCGCCCCCATGAACGCCATGTGGCGCGTCACCGCGTCCATGTCGGGGCTCTGGTCGGGAAGGTCGAGGGCCTCGAAATTACGGCCGGAATAAATCTCGAACTTCATGTACTTGGTGTTGAGGTAGTACGCGCCGGTAATACCCGTTGCGGCACCGTCGAACACCAGCGGCGCGCTCTTGTACTTCAGCGTCTCGAAGCCGAGAGATCCCAGTTTGGCGTCGGCGTAACGCTGGTTCTCCTGAAGGCCGCTTTCGTAGGTGGAATAGATTTCGCCGTCGGCGACGATCAGGTCGGGTTTTTCTGCGCCACGGATCAGTTTCATCCACAGCGCGTTCATGCCTGCCTTGAGGGCCGGATATTGCAGGCCCGTGGCGCGGGCGACCGCTTGGAACTGGTTCTTCCAGAAGATCCAAGTGCCCGCGTCGATGCCGCCGATGATGCCGAGGCCGTCGGCCGTGACCATGCCCTTGAGGCCCACGAAGGATTTGGCAACCGTACCGTCGCCGTAGACGGCCTTGGTAATGTTGTTCTTCATGGTGCTTTCGGCGTTGTCGAGCTTGCCCTCAAGGAGATTGAGGATGCGCTCGCGCGAACGGTTCTTCGCCAGATCGGGGCCCGAGAGCGTGATGCTGGCGACGGCGTTGGCCGGATCGTAGTGCGCCTCCGAGATCGTGTCCTTGGTGGCGCGGGACAGAAGTTCGGTCCCGAGGTACCACGCAAAGGTTTCCTCGGCGTAGGTCAGCGGACACGCAATGGCGCGGCCGCCTTCGATGACGCGGACGCGGTTGCCTTCGCGCAGAAGGGCGGTAACAGCGTTACTGTTGGAGACGTTATCGGCGAACTGCTTGTGGTAGTTCTGGATCGTGGTGGCGACGAGCATGGAGACTGTCGGGTCGGCCATATGGCGCTCCTATGAAGTTAAAATCCAACCTCGTCGGCAGACTGCTCGATGGTGTCCCGAATACCGCCCCGCGAGGGCCCGTCCGCGCCGTTGGGCCTCGCGACGGGAGTGGTGATCCCCCGCGTGTTGCCCCTTTGCGCAATCCGCGCCCTTGCGATGTCATTCTGCGACTGGCTGCGGTATTGCTCCGCCGCCAGCAATTGCTTCCTGACTTCCGGGTGAGCCCAGCAGGCAGCGTCATAGGCCTCGGCCAGATTGCGTTGCGGATTGGCCTTGAAGAAGTCGATGAGGATCGGCAGCACGGCGTCGAAGTGCGGGCGCAACGGGCGTCCATCCTTCGACTTTTCGTCCGCGAAGCCGTCGATCCCCTGTCTGGCACTTCTGACACTCCAGTCAGCCCGAGCCTGCTGCTCGATCTGATCCCTGCGTTGCAACTCGCCCCGGATGGTTGCGAGTTCGTTCGACGTCTTGCCGAGGTGGTCGGCGATGAACTTGACTGCCGGGTCCTTGAGGTCTTCCTCGGAAAGCCCTATCGGGCCCGGCGGCGGCTGGTTATTCAAGGCAGAGAAAATGCGCGCTGGGTCCAGCCCCATGCGTTGCGTCAGTCCCACCAGCAGCTTGAACTTGTCCTGCTGGTCGGGCGAGGTGCCCATCTTGTGCCAAGTCGCCCATTCCTGAATGGCTTGGACCGGATGAACCCCCGCCTGCTTCAACGATGCCGCGATCTGCGGATCGTTGAAGACCGGCGCAAGCGCCTGCGTGAACTGGACTGCTCCCGCACTCGCCTGTGATTTGCGCGTGAACTCGGCTTCCATTTCGCCGTGACGCTTCAGCAGGAAGGCTTGGCCCTCTTGAGGAAGTTTGGCGAAGGTCGCCTTGTCTTCTGCGCTCCAGTGCTCCGGTACCTGATTGCTTCGCGCCGGTTGAGCGGCGGCTGGATCAGTCGGCGGCGTCTGGGTAGCTTGAATTGGTTTCTTCGGGGCTGGATCGAGAGGTTCGATTGCTTCGCCCGGCTGGCGCTCCCCGTCTTTGGGAACCCAGCGACCGCTTTTATCGCGCGGTTGGGAGCTTTCCGCAAGGGGTTCTTCGGCACCCCCTTCTTCTGCGGGGCCCGGGCCTTCGGCGGGGGCCTCGGCCTCGGCGGCGGTTTCGAGATCGTCGTAGGCCTGTTCGGCGATGTCCCTAAGCGAGGGCGGCGCTTCGTTGGTTGGATTGTCTGCGGGCATCTTTGGCTCTCCTGAAGGACGCGGGGGTGTCCCGGGGGTCGTAGCTTCCCGAGGCGTGAAGATCTTTGTCGCGCTGGCGGTGCGACGAAATGGTGCTGTCGTCAACTGGAGAGGCGTAAGTCTCGAACGACTGCACGGCGGGGGCCGGAAGATCGGAGGCGGCGTGTGTGGACCGCGCCGGGCGATACCTCTTGTCGATCAACCGGCCCTCGTAGAGAACATAGACGGGCATCAGTCGTCTCCGTGCAAGACTGCTTCCCCCGCCCACAGCATGGCTTGCTCAAGGCTGGTGAAGGCAAGGGCCATGCGCCGGTTGCCGGGCCGCGAGCCTTCTGTCGTACCGTCCAATTCGTGCAGGACGAGGCGAAACTCACGTTCGGCGATCCTGAGCCTGTTGAGCCGTTCCGAAATTACCGGCTGCAACTGCTGCCGGGTCCACGGATCGACGGGGACGCCGAGGCCCGGCAGGTGCATCTGGTCGTTGGGTCTGAGGCCGCTGCTCATGTGTAGATGAAATTGTCGGCGGTGGTGGTGATCGAGCTGGAGCCTTTGGGTGTCGTCACCCGCACGTCAACGGTGCCGACGGCATGCGCGGGTGTCGTACAGGTGATGGTGCTGGAGTTCACCACGACGACCGCCGTGGCTGCCGTACCGCCGACGGTGACGCCGGTTGTTCCGGTAAAGCCCATGCCGGTGATCGTGATGGCGGTGCCGCCCGCAGCCAAGCCCGAGGCCGGGCTGACATTGGTCACGACCGGCGGCGAGGTGGCGTCCGGATAGGACGACTGCGGCGTGACGTAGCCGGTACGACCCGCGCCGCCAGCGTAGATGCCGTAGTCCTTGCCGAGATCGTCGAGGATCTGCAACGGCGGCACCATGTCGCCTGCCTTGGCCTTCTGGTGCTGCGGGTCGTAGTCGGTCTCGACGCGGGCGGAGCAGGAGTTGGCGATGGCCTGCGTCGCCTCGGCCTGATCCTCCTCGTTGCCGAACTGGCCGCCGTGCCAGTCGGTCATCGAGCTGTAGCGCGGCCGGTCGCAGAACGTATTGGCGGGTGCCAGCATCGCGGCGGTGATCGGCAGCGGATAGCGGATCATGCCCATCACGCACCGCCTTTCGGGATCGGGTTGCCGAAGGCGTCGGAAGCCGGAACTTTCGCGGCTTTCGCGGCTTTCGGGGTTTTCACGTCCCGCGCAGGTGGCGTGTCGGCAGACGGATAGGGATCGGACGCGCCGATGCCCAGATCCTCCATGGTCTCTATCGGAGCCGGTTCTTCGGCAGGGGTGACGGGCCCTACGCCGCTGCCGCCGGTCGAGGCGTCCTGCTCCTTCTCGGTCAGGTAGTCCTCGGGAGGAAGCGCGTTCGCGGGTGTCGCTGTCGGGGTATCAGCCATGGCGGTTCTCCTCGGTTACATCGGCGGTGGACCGCCCATGCCGGGCGGGGGTGGGGCTTGGGTCGGTGCGGGTCGGGGCGGGCCCTTGCCGTTCTGGCCCCGCGTGGGGCCCGGCGGGGCTCCGGGCGGGCCTTGCGGCGGTCCGGGCGGCGGCGCGGGCGGCCGCATCATCGCGCCCGTGGGATCGACTTGCATGTAGGCGTGCAGCATTTCCTGATAACCGTCGATCAGATCGACCACGCCCCGCGAGTGTCTTACGGGATGCAGCAGCATCTTGGTCATTTCCAAGACGAGGTTGATGACCATCGGCGGCGGCAGCATGCCCGACATGAGAAGGCCCTGCCCCGCCTGCATCACGCCGCCGATCACCTGCATGATCTGGGCGTTGGCTTCTTTTTCGGTGGCCTCGTCGGCTTGGATGGTGCTGTCGGTCTCGATGTTGATGCTGCACATGCGCGAGAAATCGTTGCGCAGAATATCCATGACCGGCGGCGTGACGTTCTCGCCGGTCATGCGGGTGAGGGTTTCGGCATCGAAGTTGCGGGCGATAATATCGCCCTTCAGCCGCATCAGGTCGCGGACGAAATTGCCGACGGAGTTCTGCACGCCCGCCATGCGGCCGGAGCCGACGGTGCCCTTCATGCGCTGCGCGGTGGCGGTTTCGTACGGGTTGGTTGCGCCGCGGACAATGTCGCTGATGCCGATGATTTCGTAGATGGCGTTCTTCTGCTGGTCGCGGCTCATGTAGAGTTCCTTGAGCGCGTTCACCCATTCGAGGATGGGGACCAGCCAGATATGATTTTGCAATCCGCCCGACATGAGGTCCACACCGTCAACAGGCAGCAGCTTGCCGTCGTCGGCGGTGAGAAGGTTTGCAATGTCCTTGTTGGCCGAGTTGTAGCCGCCCCGGACTTTAATTTTTGCCGTGAGATCCGATATGCGCCGGGATGTGTCGTCCAGATCGGCGGCGAGGTGCGCGTAGAGGTCATAGAACGCCTTCGGGATCATGGTCTCCGTGGTGACCACGGCATAAATCGGTTTCGGAATGGGGTAGAAGCCTTCCAAGCCAAGCACGTCCGGATCGACGCGCAACGCACAACCGCCGCCCTCGCGGATGATCCAAAGAACCTCGCGCGTACTCCTGTTCCAGATCTCCCAGACCATGGCTTTCCGAACAACGCTGTCCAGCTTTCCAGAGGCCCGGGTCGCCTGCCCGCCCCCGACGGGGGACTTCGCCGCGCTTTCTTCGGTCCATTTCAGCAGCTCCGATAGCTTGCCGTCTTTTTGATAGGATTTCAGTTTCTCGCTGTCGCCAAATTCTTCGGTCAGCGCCTTTTCGGCAAACAGATGGCGGAAGGCGATCCACTCGACGTCGCCGTGGTTGCGCACGGGGTCGATCAGGATGTCTTCCCAGAAGACGTATTCGTCGTCCACCGTCTCCCAGATCTTGGCGTCCTTCATCACGGGCTGGCCGGTGCCGGGATGGCTCAAGGGCCCGCCCATGACGGGGTCCTCGACCGGGACCTGCTTCAGCACCGGCTTCCAGCGCACGCGGCAGATGCCTCGTCCGGGGAGCAGCATGTCGCGGACAGCGGCTTTCACCGCTTCATGGCTGGCCTCGTCGGCAACCACGATCTCCAGCGCCTTCTCCATGACGGCGGCGGCGGTTTCGATGTCCTGCTGCGACGGCATGCCCGGCGGCATCGGCGACGGCTGCGGCACCGTCTGGGGCCCGATAGGCGGTTGAGGGGGCGGCGGCGGCGGAGGCATGCCACCGGCATCCATCATGGGCGGGCCCCCGTCAACGGGCGAAGGAGGCGGAGGCCCTATTCCCGGTGGAGGGGGGCCAACGCCGGGAGGTGGAGGTGGTTGAGGTGGTTGGGGAACGGGGGCCCCGGCTGGAGCCAGCCCCGCTGGAGGGCCTCCGGGGCCCTGCATCGGAGGAGGTTCACCCGGGGGCCCCATCCCCGGAGGAGGAGGTGGACCCATCCCCATCCCCGGAGGCGGCATCATCGGCGGCATCGGCGGCATCGCGGATTTCTTCACGAAGCGCGAGCGCACGACCGGGTCGGGCGGTTTGGAATACGCTGCCGGTAGCATGACTTCGGTATTGGCGTACAAGATGTTGAAGGTGGAGGACTGGCCCTGTTTGGTGGAGGACACGAACTTGCCCGCCTTGGGGCGGGTGATCGGAATATCGCCGCGATAGATCTGGACGATCTCCCTTCCCCTCTGCCGCCAGTCCTTTTCGGCACGCTCGGCGTCGGAGAGGGCCCGCTCCCAGAAGGACGTATCGACGTCCATGGGATCGGAGGCGGCTACCGTGGGGCGGTCGGGGTTGTCGCCCTCGGGGGAGACGGGCGTGACTTGCGGCAGGTCGTCGCCCTTGGTGTAGCTGGTCTCGGCCATTCGTGTTTCCCCGGTTGACGTCCGGACTACACCCGTTCGGACAGTTCGTCGAGCTTGAAAGCGTTTCGCACAAGAAGCGGGTTGAGATCCTCGTCCGCCTCGACGCGGGCCCCGAAGGGCCTCGACATGCAGGCGTAGCGAATATCATCGACGGCGTGGTCCTCGCCCTCGGTGTCGAGGTCCTCCATGCGGTTCTCGTCGTGCTGCTGCATGGGGAGCGTGCGGATGGCGTCCTTGCAATGATCGACGAAGAAGATCATCGGGTCGCCGTCGTCATCACCACGGAGCCGCCAACGAACCTGATCCCAACCACCCATTCGTTTTGGGGTCGAAACACGAGAATTATCGGCACGCCTGAAATAAACGCCATGCCGCGCAAACGTCTCACCAATCGACGGGCCTGACACAACTTGAAATGCCGAGGGGTCCAAGATACCGTACGCAATGGGCTCCCTGAAGCCTTTGCCATCTGTTTCGCGCCGGACGACTTCCTTGGCGACGGCATCGGCGGGCAGCTTGAGGCCCTTGTTGGGTCCGGAGGCTCCGTACCACTCGCGATAACGGATGATGGCGTTCTTGGGGATGCGTCGCTTGTCATGGATGAAGTCCTCCTGCGCCACGATCCACCAGCCGAGAGAGAACGGGCTTGCCGATCCCCAGTCCATGGACCTAAATCGCGTCCAGTGCAGCGGCATGCGCGGGGGAGTTATCACATGACGGGCGGGATCGAACTCGGGGAAGAACGCGCCCTCGATCACGTTCCAGTCGCCTTCCAGCCAAGCACGAACGAGTGCGGCGCTGCCGGAGGCCCGCAGGCGGTTGATGTAGCCGGGATCGTTGTTGAGAAGCTGCGGATTATCCGAAATCTTCGCGGGGATGAAGATGCGGATCAGGCCTGTCTCGCTGTCCTTGACTGGCTTATACGCGCCGTTGTCGATCACCCATGATTTTACCCAGTGATGGCCCGGGCCGCCGGGGTTGCACGTCGCGCGGAACTGGCAGCGGGCCCCCGACGTGGTCCTCAAAGTGGCGAACAGCCTGAAGATACCCGCAGAACTGGCGTACTGTGTCAGTTCTTCCACATAGACGCGCGTCAGGGACCAGCCCTGATAGTTCATCGCATCGGCATCGCTCTCCAGATAGGCCATGTGAAAAACGGCACCATTGCGGAAACGAAACTGCTTCTCCTTGTCTTTCCACTCGGCGGCATCCCCGTACATCTGACGGGCGACATCTATGGTGTCTTTTAGATCCTCGCGAGAGCGGCGCAGCATCAAGCCCTTTGCGGCGGGACCCCAGTCCTCGCTATGGCACCAAAATTCGCCAAGGCTCGCGAAAGATTTCCCGCCGCCCCGGGCACCGCCGTAAACCACAATATCGGCAGGGCACGTCAGGAAATGGTGCTGGGGCCCGGGCTGGGGCTTGAACCCCGTGATGATCTTCATCCGAAAAGCTCCTCCGCGCTAGGCCATTCGCTTTCCCCCGTATTGGTACTGGTACCCTCATTGCCAATCAACCCCTCTTTCTTTGAGGGGGTGGGGGGTGCAACCCCTTCGCTTAATGGGGCGGCGTGCGCGCCACTGATAGGGGTCCCGGTTACCGGCCGAGCTGGGGCCCCGTTTTCGGGTCGCCCCGCCACCCAAGGCTCGGGCCCTCGTAACCAATTGATTTCATTGAACAATTCAGGGCCCGAGGGCCCGGGCCCTGCGGATTGGGCTTGATGCAATGGTGGTTCAGGGCTTGGTAAGCTATTGTTTTCATTTAGGTTTGAGGGCTCGGGGCCCGGGGTTTGAGGGCCCAATAGAGTTGCGGGCGCGTCGGCGAGGCGCAGGAACGTGGCCTGTCCTGAGGCCTCGCCCTCAAGGCCCGGGCCCGGGCCCGGAAGGGCTGGCAGGGCCTCAACCCATGCGCTCAGGGCTTGCTCTGAAGGCGCGTCGGGATCACGCGAGGGCCTGCGGATAACTTCCAAGGTGGCCTTGTCCGTAACGTGGCCATAGAGCCTCGCCAGACTGAAGGCCGCATTGTGCGCGGCGCTATACTCGCCCTCGCTGTGAGCCCCTGCGAAAACCCTTTGGAGCATGTCGGTGACTTGAGGCAGGGTCACCACGCCGGTTGACCGTCTGGCCTCAAGTATCGCCCTCGCCCTCTCTTGAACTCTTGGCAGATTGAAAAGGTTTGCGGCCGCGTCTTTTGCCTTGCTCGAAAAACCAGCCCTTGCGAACGCAATACCCAAAGCAAGGCCGTCGCAGACCATGCGAACAAAGACTTCCTCTTTGGCGTCTCGCAATTCAACGCCATACAAGACAACGCCGCGCTGCGTTCCGTTTCGCATGCCTCTCGCGATTAAACCTCTCGCCATGTATCCCTCGCCTTCGATTTTACTGGGAGTTGTATTTCAGCCCCTTTTCCCGTGAGAACAAAACGCGAAAACGCCGCCCATGCGTTATTTCACCTAAACCCATCTCCGATAGCGGGCCCGCGAAAGGGCCCTCAGCGGGCCTTGCAATCAATCCTAGAGGGGTTGACACCTAAACCCTTTCCGTGCTTCATATTCATAGGGCCCGCAAAGGGCCTTGAGCCCGTTTAACAAAAACCTAAGGAAAATCAAATGCTTACCCAAAATACCCAAATTCCGACGGCCTGCCGTGGTCAAGTACGCTCAATCGTCAAAGCGCATAGTGATTGGCCTGCTTTCCTAGTCGAAAAAGGCCTGATTAGCGCCAGCGCAAAGAACGCGGACCTGATCGAGTTTGCGCTGCGCTACTCTGACTTGATAACCAAAATCAACGCTATCCTAAACCTGTCACCGCAGGGCGCGCAAGCAGACGCACCCGAAACCCTAATGGAAGATGACGACACCATGATTGACGAAACACCTGCAACCCCTGCGCCCAATGCTGGCGGTTTCGAGTTGGACAATATCTTGGGCACGGTTGACCAATTGCTTTCGCCATTGGTGCGCAAGGAAATTGCGGGCGCGCTTGCGCCCGTCATTGCCGCAGCCAATCGAGGGCCAATCGAAGTTGAGCGCATTGTGGAAGTTGAGCGCATTGTGGAAGTTGCGCCCGGCGAGGGCCCGCGCATTGCCACGGCACCGAAAGCGCGGCGCGACAAGCGCGTGTCCGTTCGCACGGTGCTGGGCTCAAAAAGAAAAGACGCCTATCTTGACACGCCTTTGACCCTTTGGACAGGCACGGCCTCGCCTGCCCCTGATCCGTTCTATGTCATTGAGCGCAGCCAGATGGCGCTTCTCATGACGGCCTTCGAGCGCGGAACAAACGTCTGGCTAACGGGCCCCGCTGGCACGGGAAAAAGCACCATGCCAGAGCAGGCCTGCGCGATGCTGGGGAGGCCCTTCACGAAGATCGGCATGACACGCCAGACCGACGTTGAAACCCTTGTGGGAGGCCCGGGCCTGCGCGCTGGCGCTACGGTTTGGGAAGATGGTGCTTTGGTCAAGGCGATGCGCCAACCCGGCATGGTCATCTTGATTGATGAACTCACGTTCGCGCCCGCAGGCGTGCAAGCCATTGTGCAGCTAGTCGCGGACGATCACCGTTCGCTAACCCTGCCGACGGGCGAGGTTGTTCGCGCTGCGGATGGTGTCGTCTTCTGCGTCGCCGATAACACCACGGGCGCGGGCGATGAAGGCGGCCTCTATGCTGGCACCAATATCTCCAACGCGGCCTTGGTGACGCGGTTTAAACGCATGATCCATGTGGACTACCTAAGCCCGCAACGGGAAGCGGAAGCCTTGGCAAATCACACGGCCTGCCCGTTGCCTGCCGCGAAGCACTTGGCGGATTTTGTCGCGCAATGCCGCAGGCAACCGACGCTGGCAGGGGTTGTGATCTCGCTGCGGCAAATGGTTGGCTTCGTCCAGTGCATACAGGACGGTTTCGACGCGAAAGAGGCCTTTGAAACCACCATTTCAAGCCGCATGCCTGCAACCGAAAAGGCCACGATTGAAGGCCTTTGCGATCTCGCATGGTCAGAGGCCTTCGAGGCCTTGATGCACAACAAGCCGGTACCGGCGACACCCTCGAATAGCGCCGCGTCCAATGCCTTTGCCGACACCCAATACTAGGGGTTGACAGTCAACCCCTAGACCGTTAAAACGAGGCCTCGTTTTACCGCAAAAGCGGGAAAAACGAGGCCTTTTTCACGCTAAACCTAAGGAAAAACAATGTCTTATACTTACCCGGAAGCACTCTCTGCGCTAGAGAGTATCGCGAACGACTACATCAAGACTTTGCGCCCGAATGAAAACGCGCCCGTGCGCTTGGTGTGCGATGCCTACGCGCAAACGGCCTCAGTCACTTGGGACACATGGGAAGTGAAAATTACCATGCCAGTTCGCGCCGCAACTTCGCGCATGGCGCAAGAGGAATTCGAGGATTGGATTGCCTACGTTTTGCATGAATTGGGCCATCCGACACATACCAGCAAGAGCGCTTGGAACCATGCGGTGCGGCTAGGCGTGTCGCGCATGGTCAACGCGCTTGAAGATGTTCGCATGGAAAAGGCCGTCATTGCGTCTGGTATCGTGCCCAATGCGCGCCGTGTGCTTTCGCGCCTAATCTCCCGCAAGGTGATCGAGGCCCGTACCAACGGTTGGAAACCCAATGCGCGCTCCGAATTCGGTTGGACGGTTTGCGTGCTGGGCCGCGCAGCAAATGGTTATGCCATTGAGCAAACCGATCTGGATTGGATCAAGTCGCAAATCAAGCCCGGTTCGACGGTTGAAACCGTCATGGGCTGGGCCATGCCTGCGCTGGCGGCCTGTCAGTCAACATCCGATTGCGTCGCGTTGGCGGAGCGCATCATGACGGCGCTCAAGACACCGCAGACCGGCAACACGCCAGACATGGGCGAGCAAGGCAAGGCTGGCGAGGCTGGCGAGGCTGGCGAGGCTGGCGAGGCTGGCGAAAGCGAAGGCGAGGCTGGCGAGGGCGAGGGCGAGACCAATAGCGAAGACGAGAGCAAGGCTGGAAAGGCCGCTGGCGAGGCTGGCGAGGCCGCTGGCGAGGGCGAAGACGAAGGCGAGGCTGGCGAGGCCAGCGAAAAAGAACGCACGGGCGAGGCCTCTGACAGCGAGGGCGATACCAATGCTGGCAAAGGCGGTACCGGCCACGGCACGGGCGCGACCGATGATGACGAAACACCCATTGATGACGAAAATGATCTGGCGGAACATGATCTGGCACCCGCTGGCGAGGCCATGGAACCAAGCCAAGGGGCGAACGCGGAAAGAACCGTGATTGATATTCTGCGCGACAAGGTCATTCAATCGGAACCACGCAACGGGCCTAACCCCCGCATGGGCGCGAACGGTTTGCGCTTGAAGGCCAGCGCAGCCAATGCTTCACGCCAGCGCGCGCTATTGGCGAGGGCCCTGCGCGCAAACGAGACCGACGACCGTGAAGGCGGCCGCAAGGCAGGCCGATTGGACCGCAGCGCATTAGCGAGGGCCAGCGCGGGCGCGACAAACGTCTTCGAGCGCCGCGATATTTCGGAAGGTTTTGACACGGACGTTTGCATCTTGTTGGATGCGTCCGGCTCAATGGCTGGCGCGAACATGATAAGCGCGCTCGAAGTTGGTCTCGTTGTGTCGCAGGCGGCGGCAAGTGTCGGCGCATCCTGTACGGTCGAAGTGTTCAACTCGCAGGGCTTCATCCGCGCTGGCGCGCTGGCCTCGAAGCGCACGCCTAACCCGGCCGAATTCGGCGCGCTGCAAAACGCCGCAAGCGGCGGTACGCCTTTGAGCGCGCACATGGCCCGCGCTGCGGTCAATCAAGCCAAACGCGCGCCGCAAAAACGCCGCGTGCTTTTCGTGGTGACCGACGGGGCTTGCGACTATGGCCCGCAAACCGTCAAGCGCATGGCGAACTATCTGGAACAGGCCTTGGGGACAATCATGGCGCATGTCTCAATCGGCACGGCCTTGACCGGCGCGTTTCGGGCGGAAGTCCGCGTGCCCTGCGGCGCGGCTCTTTCGGAAATAGGCCTAGATCACTTCGTCACGGTTTTGCAGGCGCTCTAGGGCCTCAAAGGTTTGAACATCCCGGGCCCGCAGCAATGCGGGCCCTTTTTCATGCCTGCTAGGGCCCTTGGGAGGGCCCGTGAGGGGTTTAAAATCAACCCCTGCTAGGGTGATGGCCCGCAGGGTGCAAAACGCACGGACGGGCCCCGCAGGGCCCGTCTAGGGCCCAAGGTATTCCAACACCCTCACACGCGCTCCTGCGCGCAGGCGCGCAGGCGCGCAGGCGCACAGGCGCGCAGGCGCGCAGGCGCGCAGGCGCAGACGCGCAGGCGCGCAGGCGCAGGCGCGCAGGCGCGCAGGCGCGCATACCCGCGGGGCGATCTCCTATAAAGACTTACTAGGGTTGCCTATAAAGACCGGCTAGCCACTTCTTCCTTGGACCACGCTTTGAACTTCTCGGGTTCGGATTTTTCAGCCAGTACAAGAAGCGGAAGGCCAACAATCGGGGCATTCGCCCATTCCGGGTATTTCCGCAGAAACAAGACAATCTCGACTTCTTTCTCAGTCATGGGAAGCGGCTCCATCCAGCAGGGTTATGTCGGGGTTGGTGACAGAAGTGACAGCAGGTGACGGTCACCTCTATAGAGTACTAAGTGCCTATAGCACTTCTCTTTAGGTCACTACCACTTCTATAATATAATTAAAGATAGAAGATGTCACTTAGTGTCACCTAGTCACCACGTTGAATTAAAAGGGGTTTTTCGGTGACATATCGGTGCCACTAAGTTCTTCCAACATGTCACTGTCGTCTTTATTTACCGGGTCTCTTTCAAATCCTCTTACGGCTTCGCCCTCAATCTTGTACCGGCAATCATCCCAGCCAAGCCGACGCATGATCTCGGCGATACGTCGCCCTGACCCTGCGTTAATGGCTTGCCCCCGCTGGCGTAAAATCTCGTGCACCCCGACACGGGTTATGAACTCCCGGCCTTTTCGCATTTTCACGGCCATGTGCCCCGTAAGGTTACCCAGTTCATCCTCCCACGGATCTACCACCCGCCGCTTTTCCTGCTCCGCTGCCGCTTCACCCCACAGCTTCTGATCCAGCACCAGCGTCTCGTCCTGCGCCTCTGCCGCTGCTGCCTCACCCCAAAGCGCCATCCGGTCTGCTTTCAACCGGTCCAGATTGATCGGCTTGCCTATCGTGAACGTCCAGAACCGCCTGTTCCCTGTCGGCGAGAGCAAATAGCTTGTGGCGTTGGTCGTCCCCACCTCAATCGACTGTCGTGGCTGATCCAGCAAAACCTTGCCATAGGCGGGCCGGGCCCTGTCCACCTGCCGCGAAGCGAAACTCTTGACGTGCTCGACCTCGGCTTTCGAGAGCCCCGACAAGTCCGAGTTTTCGTGTATCCATATGTCAGCCAGTTCTTCCTGCACGGATCTGGCATCCTTCCCTAAAATATTTGCGTCCGAAAAGTTACCCTCGCCTGCCAGCACCGCCCATGCCGTTGACTTGTTCCACCCTTCCGGGCTTTCCAGCACCAGTATCTGGTCGAACTTGCATCCGGGCCTCCGCGCTCGCCGTACCGCCGCGATCATCACCTTGCGAACGCATGCCCGGGCCAGCGCGGTATCTTCGGTGTGAAAATAATCGGGCCCCAGCCGGTCCAGCCGCGCCACCCCGTCCCAAGCCTTTTGAGCCGCCGCCAGCATGTCCATGACCGGATTGAACGTGTTCCCCAGTGCCAGTGCCGTAATGGCATCCCAGATATGCCGATCCCCGAAGTCCTTCCCGAACGCGTTGATGATTTCCACACGGAGCCGCATGGCCCGGTGATCGGTCAGCCGCTCGTCCCCGATAGTGAACCGGCGGTGAAACGCGTCGTAGCGGCACCGCAGCCCCAGCCCCAAAATCCCGCGCGCCGCGTTGTCCATCGACGAAAGGATCTGGTCCTCCGCCCCCCGGGCGAACTCCACCGCTGCCGCAGGAGGCTCGGCGAAAGGGTCCTCCTGCACATAGCCGTCGTCGAACACGATGGCCGCATATCCTGAAGGATTAAGCTTCTCGGCCCGGGCCCTCAGCCTGCCGCCCGTGGACCGCAGCCCCGAGGCCCCCAAGCTGTCCCACACCCGCCTCGTCTCCCCGGCGTCGTAGCTGGGGTGCTGTGCCGACCATTCGTCGAACACCGTAAAGCCCTCGTCATCGTTGCAGCACATCGCCTTGAGATCGTGCCCCATCTCGACCCACGCGTCGCGCTCGTCGAGGTCGTTGGGGATCAGCTTCATCAGCGATCGTAACTTGTCGATCCCCATGTCACCTGCCGGAGAGGGCATTTGGGGCCCTTTAGGGCCCACGGGCCCTGACGAGCCCGCCTTCGGTACCGAATTTATGTTACCGACTTCAAGCGCGCTCGAAGGGTCCAGCTCCGTCAGCCGCACCGCGAACCCGCCCCGCCCCGGTTTGGTGTTGAGCCCCATAGGAAGCCGAAACAGGTGCACCGCATCCCGCCCGTGAAGGCCCGTGCCGACCAGCTTCTCGATTGCCGAAAAGAAACCCGCCCAGTCGGCGATGGCCACAGGTTTCGAGAGCCGGTATGTCCACTGGAAGTTCCCTGCCGACGTCTCGACCACCGCCGTCGGCGGCCCCAGAGCCCGCCGCACGTCCCCCATGTGGACTTTTGTGCAGACGTCGTCGATCACGAGGGCCCGAACCTCCAAGGCCCTGTCCGTGGTCCGCTTGGCCGATCCGTCGAGACCGGGAAAACTCGCGACCGACCAGTAGCAGTCGCGGGTGCCGTCGAGCCGTGACAGCTTGCGGAAATGCGCCATTCCCGTTGCCGTCGAGTGCGCAAAGATCCCATGGGTTCCCCAGTCCGGAAATACCGCTTGGAGGAACCGCTCGGTGTCTGTATATGTTGGCATAATGCAAGCGCCTTTCTTGGCCTGTGGTGGGTAAAGTGAGTTAGCTTTGCAGTTCCGGCCTTCGTGTTCCCCACGCGAAGGCCGTTTCTTTTTGGGTGTCAGAGAAACGTCATAGTCTTCCCCTCAGGGCGATTTGGCAATCACCATGGACGGTGCCGCTACGCCGTAGCGCCGCATGATCTTGTGTTCGCCCGCCAGCGGCAATCCCCCGGCCCACGGCGGCGGCTCCAGCATCAGCGCCTCCAGTACCGGGGCAGATCCTTGCGGATTGGCGAGCGCATAAACCAGTTCGTCGTGCACCGTCATGCAGGGCACCGCGCCGACCCGCCGGAAGGCCCACAGCATGGCTTCCGACATGATGTCCCGGGCCGCCGCCTGCGTCGCGTTCTCGGCCAGCTTGCCGCCCCATGTCCGCTGCTCGACCCAGCGGCCGCCGACTTCGGAGCCCCAGTACACGATGGAACTCGTCGCCGGATCGAGACGCGGCTTGTGATAGTAGAGCACGCGCCCCGACGGCAACCGCATCTGCAGCGTCCGCGACGTGCAGCAGAACGCCACCCCCGACCCGCCGACCGGCACGGTCTGGTGCCGGTTGAGGATGGCGTGCTTCGCCGCGTAGTCCAGTCCCGCCCAGAACTGGACGATGTGCCGATTGGCCTGCCGCCAGCCGTCCTTGAACTTCTCGGCCTGCGAAGCCGTCAGCCGCACGCCATACGACTTGAGCGCGGTTTCGCGCAGCTTGGTCGCGCCCATGCCGAAGCCCAGCGCAAGCACGAGGACCTTGCCCAACTGGCGATCTTTCGACCCGAACTGCGCCGCCGCCCAGACGTAGACGTCCTCGCCCGCCGCGAACACCGCGAGAATGTCGTGCTGGCCCGCCAGCCACGCCAATACGCGCGCTTCGATTTGAGCGAAGTCGAACGACCAGAGCACTTTCTTGTCGTCGGCGGCTTTCAGGCAACTCCGCAGCGACCATGACACGCAGTCCAACAGAGGTGCCGATGTGACCGTGTCGAGGTGATTGGGGTCGGCGGCGGCCATGTCGTAGAACAGTTGGGGATCGAAGCCTTTCGGAACACGCGGCAGGTTTTGCACCTGCACCCCCCGCCCCGACCAGCGACCGGTTCGCCCGGCCCCGCAGAACTGGAACTGGCCCCGTATGGCCCGGGTTGTCTGGCTCGCCATGTCCAGCATCCGTTGCAGCTTGCGCGTCGAGGCCCGGGCCATCCGCAGCCTGATCGCCAAGACCTCGGCAACATCAGGCAGCAGGATCTCCGTCAGCAGCGTTTCCTCGATGGTGGCCCGCTGCGTGTCGGCCAGCACCAGCCCTCGCGAAGCCAGCCACGCCAGCAGCCTTGCCGTCTGCGTCCCCGGCGACGTCACCGCGCCGCCCGTAATTTTCGCGCAGCGTGCCGCGTCGATCTTCTCGGCGGCCCCGGCGACGCCTTGCAGCGTGCAGACCCGGTTAAAGTCGATCCCCAATTCGCCCGACACGTTCATGTCGGCGTCGAGCCGCGATAGCTCGGCTTCGTCGGGCGGCAATTCGGGGATGACGGCGGCCAGCGCCGCCTCGGCTTCGACGTCTTTCTGGCAATAGGCCCCCAGCGCCACGTAGTCCGCCACGCTCCATGGCGCGTACACCTTCAAGGGCCGGGACATTTTCAACATCAGCCGGTGCCCGGCCATGTCTTTCTGCGAAGCCAGCCCCAGCGCGTGATTTGCCGATGCGAGGTTTCCCGGCAGGCCATAAGCCAGAGCCCTTTGCATGGTGCAGCTAAGAGGGTTGGCGACGAACACGCCCAGCCAGTCCAGCACGGCGGTTTCGAACGCGGCATTAAAAGCATGCCCCTGCACGTCCGGGCTTTGCAATGCCTGCACCAGATCCGGCGGCAAATGCTGCGGCAGGATGGTGTGCCCTGCCGCCCTGCCGTCCAGCTTCCATGCGACGATCAGCACCTTGAACGAAGGGTCCGCGACGTAACGATGGATGCCGACCTTCTTGAGATCCAGATCGCAGTAGGTCTCGAAATCGAGATGCAGGTCGTGGGTGGGTTTGGGCATCGGGCCCTCCTGTGGTGGGGCAACCAACATAGCGCATCAAAAAGGGGTTGACAATGACTTTGTGCGTGCTACAACCCCCTCGAACAACGGAGATCCCAGATGGCCAAGACCCTAGCCGACCGTTCCCGCAAGAACACCCCCGAAGCGCGGCAAGCCGAACTTCCCAACATCCATCCCGCCGACGAACTCTCGGCGGTTCGTGAAGAGATCAAGATATTGACCAATCGCGCCGACGAGTTGCGCGACCAGCTTCTCGCCGAAGGCGCGGACCTGAAAGGCGACCAGTACACCGCCGTGATCCATCCCGGCACCCGCGAGACGCTCGACCGCAAGGCCATTACCGAAGCTTTTGGTGAAGCGGCCATTGCCCCCTTCGTCAAGGCAACCAGCTTCAAGACCGTGAAACTTGTGGAGAACTGAAATGCCCAAGCGTAACCGCACCATTTTCTCCCCGGCACCGCCTGTCTGGAAAGTGCGGGACATCATCGAGAAGCTCGGCGGCGTGGGCCCTACCACGGAAAAACTCATGGCGAAGGGCTTCTTCCCGCCCGGGGCGGATACCGTTCAGGGCTGGAGCACCCGCAACAGCGTTCCCGGCTCGTGGAGCCCTGCGCTGTTTTCGCTGGCGCAGGACGCGGGCCTGATCGAGACCCCGATGGACGCGCTGGTGCGCGACTTCAAACTTACCCCGAAAGGCGCACAAAAATGACCAAACGCGAAATCGAGCTTGGACTGGAACTGGAAAAGGCCCTTTCCCGTATCTGGGAACTAGAGGCGGCGCTGCGGGTAGCTCGCTTGCGGATTGATCCTGACCTTATTTCCGACGCCGATTACGCCCTCGTTAACGCCGCCCTCGCACCGGAGCAGGGCAAATGAACCCTGAGATCGTGATGATGGTGCTGATGATGCTCGTCGTGGTGTTCTGCTGCCCGGAGGGCAAATGATCTTCGCCGCCGTCGATCCCGGGGCCGTGCATGCCGCCCTAGCCGTCTTCCATGACGGCACCCCCGTTTTCGTGGACGACATCCGCACCGTCAACGGCATGCTGGACAGCACCGCCTTTGCCCATGCCTTGCAGGATATGAAGGTCGAGCACATGGTCGTCGAGAACGTGCATTCCATGCCCAAGCAGGGCCTCTCCAGTACGTTCAAATTCGGCATGGGTGTCGGCATCATCCACGGCGTTACCGGGGCCCTGCGGCTTCCGCTGACGCTCGTAGCCCCCTCCCAGTGGAAGGCCTACCACGGCCTCCGGGGGCCCGACAAAGAACTCTCCCGCGCGCTGGCGATCCGGAAGTGGCCCGACCACAACCGCCGCCTCGACCGGAAGAAAGACGCCGACCGTG